GCAAGTGAAAGATCAAGACTGCAACTAAAGATACTTAAGTCCAGACATACAGGTATGACAGGAGAAGTAGATAAGTTATTGTACGACCAGAAGACAGGTCGGTTAATCGTTTACGAAAACACTTTTGGATTATGACTTTATTAATTGATGCCGACTGGCTAATTTACAATTCTTGCTGTGCTTGCGAAGAGGACACAAGATGGACTGAATGGGAGCATACACTACATTCAGACGAAAGAGATATTATGAATCTGATTGATAGCAGAATAGATGTATATAAAAACATAGCAGGAGAAAAGCATGATATAGTAATGTGCTTTACTTCTTATCCAACATTTAGGCATGAGATATTTCCAGAGTACAAGATTCATAGGATAGGAAAAAGAAAACCATTAGCTTTAAGACAAGTAATTAATAATTGCAAAAAAATATATGACTGTGTTTCTTATCCAAACTTAGAAGGAGATGACGTATTAGGATTACTAGCTACAAACGGACAGTATAAAAATCCAATAATAGTATCAGTCGATAAGGACATGAGAACTATACCTTGTAAGCTAATAGCTGCTGAAGAGATTGAACACATTACAGAAAAGAAAGCAAACAGACATTGGTTTGAAATGTCTATAGCAGGAGATAGCACAGATGGAATAGTAGGAGTTAAAGGTTTAGGAATGGTAAGTGCAACAAAGTTGTTAGCAGACACACCTGATACAACAGATGCACTATGGTCTAAGGTTGCTGAAACTTATACAAAGAAAGGATACTCTTTATCTGATGCGATATTAAATGCAAGACTTACCAGAATACTTAGAGATGGAGATTATGATTATCAAACAGGAGAAGTAAAATTGTGGAATCCATAAACAGCAAAAGCCCTGAAAGGAGTCACATCTCTCAGGACTTTTTGCACTTTACCATTGGGAAACCACCCCCAATACTATTAACTTAGCATATAAAAATACACAAAGGTATTTATATTTTCTAATTATGAACTAATATAAAAGTAGTTTCAATTTATTTCTTGAGTATTAAGTTACCACCTATTGATGATGACTTGATACAAGCATTAGATAATGTCTTTCCTAATCGTCATCCTGATTTGTCTTTATCAGACAGAGAAGTATGGTATAGAGCAGGACAAAGATTTGTTGTTGACTGGTTAGTTGAACAACAGAAAAGACAAAATGAAACTATGCTGACTGAAAAAGTATTAGATTAGTATTATGTGTTTTGGTTCAAGACCGTCTCGACCTGCTCCACCACCGAAGCCTGAATTTAAGGATGCACCTCCTAAAGTAACAGGTAAGCAAGAAGATGTGGACAATCCATTTGATACTAAAAAAATTACAGATCAGTTAAAGCTAAGAAGAAAGAAAAAAGAATCTGGTAAGACAATTAAGAAAGGCGATCCTGAATTATCTAATGTCAGAATTGCAGGTCTAACTGCTGAACCAGACTCAAGAAGAAAAACTGGTATGGGTGGAGCATCCTCGCCCTATAACACTAAATCTATTTATTAAATTATTATGTGCGTATTTTCAGCCCCACCTCCTCCCCCACCATTACCAGACCCAGAACCCACAGCACCTAAAGCAGAAAAAACTGCTGAACAAGTTGTAACTGGACAGCAAAGAACCTCTGTTAAAAAGAAGGGGCAGAAATTAGGTAGGACTGCTGCAAGAGAAGCAGGTAGAAAAGGCACAGCGTCTTTAAGAATACCTTTATTAGCTAGAAAGAACACAACTAGAAGTGGTAATTTAAACACACCTGTATAAAACAACATGGAATATTCTTCTCCTGTAGGATCAGCAGCGTCTTTATATGAACAATACGCAACTGAACGGTCATCTTATTTAAGAGAAGGACAGGAATCTAGTAAGTACACTTTGCCTTATTTAATACCTGAATCTGTTGGTAGTAGTACTGGTAGAAAAGCAAAGATCAAAACAAACTACCAAGGTATAGGAGCAGCAGGTACTAATAGTCTTGCTGCCAAACTACTAACAGGTTTATTTCCTACTAATGTTCCATTTTTTAAATTAGTTTTAGATCAAATAAAGATAGCTCAACAGGGCGGTACTGAAGCAGTTACAGAAATAGATAAAGCATTACGCAAAGTAGAAAATGCTTTGATGAGAGAGATAGAAGTTTCTACTGATAGAGTCGCTATGTTTGAAGCACTTAAGCATTTAGTAGTAGGTGGAAATGTTTTATTGTATTTACAAAAAGATGGATTACAAGTTTTCCCATTAGAAAAATATGTATGCAAACGTGATCCTACTGGTAATACTTTAGAAATTATTATTAAAGAGACTATAAATGCTAAAGCTTTACCTGCTGATTTTTTAAAAAACATACAACAGAAAGCACAATATACAGAAAAAACTTTAGAAGAAGATTTAGATATATATACATACGTCAAAAGAGATGGAGATTATTTTAATTATCATCAAGAATGTAAAAATGAATTGATACCTAATACAGAAGGTAGAGCTAAGAAAGATGTATCGCCTTTTATAAATTTACGTTTCACACGCATCTCAGGAGAAAATTACGGAAGGGGATACGTTGAAGAGTATCGTGGCGATTTGATTTCTCTTGAAGGATTAATGAAAGCAATTATAGAAAATGCTGCTGCGTCTGCTCGTACAGTCTTTCTTGTAAATCCTAATGGCACAACTAGAGCTAGTACTTTAAGCAAAGCACCTAATGGAGCGATAAGGGAAGGAAATGCAAAAGATGTATCTGTAATGCAGGTAGGGAAAGGGCAAGACTTGCAAGTATCTTTTCAAGCAATACAACAAATACAACAAAGATTACAATACGCTTTTATGATGGCAAAAGCTGTACAGCGTGACGCAGAAAGAGTAACAAGTACAGAATTAAAACTATTAACACAAGAGTTAGAACAAACTTTGGGGGGCATATATTCTATTTTGTCTTCAGAACTACAGCTACCTTATTTAAGAAGACGTATGCACATGTTAGTGCAGTCTGGTAAAGTACCAAAACTACCTGATGATGTAGTGGGCATCTCAATTATTACAGGTTTACAAGGTTTAGGTAGAGGACAAGATAAAGAGAAGCTACTTGAGTTTATTACAGTCATGGCACAGGCTTTAGGGGCTGATGTAATGAGACAATACGTTAATCTTGACGAAGCCATTAAGCGTTTAGCTACCAGTATTGGCATTGAAACTGAAGGTTTGATAAAATCAGGAGAACAGATCGCTGCTGAACAACAGCAAGCACAACAACAAGAACTTGTTAGAAGTCTGGGTAGTGCTGCTGTAGGTTCTCCGTTACTTGACCCCAAGAAACAGGCTGAAGCAGGTCTTCTTCAACAACAAATGGACGCAAATGCCCAACAACAAGAACAACCAGTCTAAAAAGACAGACAAACCTAGAGACAAAAACGGTAAATATATAGCCAACGAAAATGCAGTCGTTAGTAGGATAGGTATTAATGAAGAAAACCCTGTACCTGAGAAGTCAGGAGACAAGGTTACTAGACATGGCTGTACAATCCACTATAGTTAAAACAAAAAACCAGTATGACATCATCACAAGTAGCATCAAACGAAACACCTCCAATGTCTGCACAAGACATGGATTCTTTAAGAGATGAAAATGGTCTTATCGCAGGTAAATTTAAAACTTACGAAGATATGGCTGCCAGTTATAAAGAGTTAGAAGGTAAGCTAGGTGCAATAGAACAAACAAAAACTGAAGAAACAACAGAAGGCGAACCAGAAACACAAGACTGGAATCCACAAGAAATCTATGGAGAAGGTCTTGCTAATGTTTTAGAAGAAGTTGGAATAGATACTAAAGAGATCACAAATGTTTTTGAAGAAACAGGAGATATAAGAGAAGAAGACTATCAAAAACTAGGAGAAGCAGGTTTTTCTAAACAGATAATTGACACTTACTTAAATGGTTTAAGAGGTGGTGCTGTTAATACAGAGATAGAGCAGGCACAATTAGATGACATCTTATCAGTTACAGGTGGAGAAGAAGGTTATTCAAAGCTAAGAGAGTGGACACAGACTAATATGCCTGACGAAACTCTTAAGGCTTTTGATAAGATACTTGATACTCAAGACCCAACAATGATTAAAGTTGCGGTTCAAGGTTTTGCTGCTCAAATGAGGGCTGCTGAAGGTTTTGAACCAAGTTTAATTAATGGTAGAAGTCCACAATCCGTCACACCATTTGCAACAGGAGCAGAAATACAGGCTGCTATGAGTGATCCAAGATACGGAAAAGATGAAGCATATACATTATCTGTGTATAGTAGATTACAGGACAGTAATGCAATTTAATTATGGCTGCTAAAAAAGGACTTTACTACAACATAAACAAAAGAAAGAAAGCAGGTACTAGCAGATCTAAGAAAAATAGTACCATTAGCGAAAAGGCTTATAAGAATATGCAAGCAGGATTTCCAAAAAGTAAAAAGAAAAAGAAAACAGATAAGTTAAAAATGAGCAAATAGCTCAAGTAAATGATATATTTTATTTAAGCTACTATTTCGTAGTTCATGCCTTCACGCAGAAAAACTTTATCTCTTAGAAAATCTGACAAGAATCCAACAGGAGGGTTGTCTGAAAGTGGGAGAAGAAGAATAAATGCTGCTACAGGTTCAAAGTTGCAACGACCTGTCACTAAAACAAGTGGACTTTCAAAACGTGAAAAAGGTAGAAAAAAATCTTTTTGTGCAAGAATGAAAGGTGTCAAAGGAGCTATGAAAAAACCAAATGGTAAGCCAACTAGGAAGGCTCTTGCACTACGCAAGTGGAATTGCTAGGACTCTCATAATACAAATCTGAATAACAAAGTGCCTGAGAATCATGTTCCAGATAACGCTTTGGGAAAGGGTAACGTAGGACAGAGTAAGTACAAATTTATTAACACCAACAGACAAACAGATGGCTAACGCAACTGTATCTCGTCTGGGGCTTGTTAACGCAACTGGTACAAACTTTGACGCATTATTTC